GGGAACAATATATTCATTTAAAATTAAATTGATTACTGTATTGCTTAACTTACCTGTTATTGTTACGTTAACTGACATATCCTGGTTATCTTGAATAATAATTTTCCCACCTGGAAATAAATCTCCCCAAGCTCTTTGAAGACTTTGGGCTTTCCCGTCCCAAGTATTTACAACCATTTTATTCTTCAATAAAATTCTATAATCTGTATCTGATAATGTCACCCATTGAGCCTCTGTAGGAGGACTCGTAAGAGGATTTTCTTTAAAATAAACCCTTCTTTCTTGCCCTATTAATTCTCCTAATCTGTCCAATTGTTTTCCTACAGCGCACTCAAATGTATAAAAATCAAATGGAGCTTCACCTTGTTTAATTGTTAATGCATCATCAGTGTAAGAAGTTTGGGGATCAACTAATAATTTAAAAGAAAAATAGTAAATGAGGCTTTGTGCCAATTCTCTAATATCTTCAGTAATATCTAAAAACCCTTTTATCCAATTTAAAAATTTAGGAGATGTTTGATATTGACTGGTTATTAATTTAATATAAATTTCAGTTGTTGGTTGATATGCACCTAATAAATCTCTTCCTTGTGGAATAATAAGAGGATTATGTACTACTAAAGAACAGTAAGTGGTAAAAATATTCCCAAAGTTAGCAATTACTATATCTTTTCCGGTTGCTTGTGTCCATAATAATCCCGGTGTACTTTCATCAAAATATGCTATATCAGGAGAACCGTTTAAACTCCATTCAACTATATTAGTAACATCCCTATAGGTTCCATCCCCTAATCTTAAAATGGCGTTATATTGGACGATATCTCCTAAATAAAGGATGGAATCATCTGGATATACAATTAATTCAACAAGATTTAAATCATAAGTAACCCTGTCTACGCTGTTGGATTCTTCAGTAAAGGTCTTTTCAAAAAGTTCTCCAAGATTCCAAACTGTATACCTATCCTTAAATATAGGACCTTCTCTATTTTCAAAAAAAGTTGGCATATTATTTATACCTCAGAAACAGTGATTAATTCTAAAGTAGTGCTAACCACTTGTTTATATTCAACTTCAATATCTTCCTCCCCCATTGGAGAAGGAGCCACCCCTATTTCAATTAAGCGAACTGAAAAAGTTGGATTTGTCTTATCTACCATCGTATCAACAATGGCGTAATTAATTGATGACACAACTAAAGTCTCTCCAATATCTAAGCTATTAATATAAGTATTAACAGCATCCTTTATCTCATCAAGCATCTCAGCAGCGTATCCCATAAGAGGATGGATTTCAATATTAACGTATATGGGGACATACTCTGGTCTATAAAATCTAATTGGAGTTACTGTGCCATACTCCTCCTCCTCTATTTCTGTAATAATATCTCCATTTGTATAACACCCTAAACCTCTATTATTATAGATAATTTCTGCAATCTCTTCTATGACACCACCTTCAACAACAGCAGTTATAGAATGTTCTGGGGCACCTTCAAATGGAACTCCTGGAATACCATAAGTTGTGAAGTTTGTTGCATTTTCATATATAACATGTCTTGTTACACCATCCAAAGAAGCAATGCCAGCATAGGTTCCATCCAATATTGTTTGAGATGGTAAAGAAACACTAGCTGCCTGTCTTTCTCTTAATGTTGCATCTGTTTCTACTGGGGAACCTTCCACAGCAGCAACTAAATTAGTAACATCTGTCCAACCTCTAACAGGAGTGTCAATTGTTGATATATCTCCGGGTAATGCAGATATATCTCCTATTGTTTGACAAGTAGCTGTTACTGTAAGCTTATAAATGGCACCAGATTTTTGTAAGGTTATTGGAGATGGTAAAGACCATTTATAACCTGCACTATCTAAAACAATACCATTTATTATTGTTGCTGAGGTATTTCCAGTTAGAACAACATCACAAGTTGAATAACTAGCTGGCCTTCTTTGCACACCATTTATTTGAACAATGCTTGATAAACCATTGCCAATCGCTGTAACAGGGCTAGTCTGATTATATGCCAATTGAATAGCCTGCATTGCCTCATAAAGGGCAAGTGATTCCACCGATATCATTTGAAAATCTATAGAATCGTTCCCTAAATAAAGATTTTGTCCAAATATCCTTTTTGCATCTTGTATTCTTTGATTAAGAATGTCATTGAATGTTGGTAAGTGCAATCCACTTTCATCAACAAATGGAGCAAAGTATGTCATTTAATTCCCTCCCTGATCTTCATTAGTAATATATACTTTTCCATATATAGTATCTACTACACAAGAAAAAGTATATTTTCTTGAATCAGAATTGTACTCAGAAGTTACTTCTGTAACACCAATAACACCATATTGATTATCTGGTAATAAAAGACCTTTTATCCTATCTATCAGAATTTCATTAATTATATTTTTATTATCTATTCTTTGTCCAAGTATCTGCTCCCATAATGGGAGTCCATCATACAAATCCATCCACCACTCACCTAGAAATAACAAAAGTCTTGTTTTAATTGCCTGAGCGATAGCTTCCGGATTGCCCACAGAATCTTCTAAAAAATCCTGCTTTCCCCTCCCAAAACTCATATCATGATTTTCATCCAATCTTCTATATATCATGCAACACCTCCTGATAATCCAGTTCCTCCACCATTAAGATGTTGATGGCTAAGAAAATTCCTGCCTTCAATGGTGGTATTGGAATTTGCATCAACATTGACTGAAGCTGCCCCTTCGATTTTAACCTGATCACCAGATGCAGTAATGTTGCCACCATTAATATTAATACTATCACCAGTAGCATTAATAGTTTTTGCAGTAATATCAACTTTATTTGCATTAACTGTTACTGTATCTGTAGCAATAATATTAATATTAGTATCCTCTACTTCAACATAAACTGAGTTGTCAAGATTCCGTAATCTTGTTGAATCAGTTGAATAATCTTTTATCTTTTTTGGTTGACTCCATACACCTATAATGGCAAAGGCATCTGACAGATCATGTCTTCTATTATCAAGCTGAGAACTTATTTTACCTGACTCCCACCAACTGTCGTAACAATTATCTGCAAAGACCAGTAAACACTCATCCCCCGAAGCAATGGGCATGGTTAAAATAAAATTACCTGCTCTAGGGAGCAATATGGGGACCTCCAATAACTCAGGGATCTCTATATTCTCAAAGGGCTCCCCATGAAAACTCATTCTTTCTTTAATGGTGGCCTTTACCGAAACTGTTTGTTTCTCTGAGTTAAAAGATTGAATTATGCCAGGTATGGCCACCCTTATCCTTTCTGAAAAAGTATCAAATTTCTTTTCAAGAACTTCATTGGAATCATCTACTCTATGTGAAAAAGGTATGTTACTTATATTCATTTTAAAATCTCTTTATTTATTCACACTATTTTGAGTTGTCCACATTGCCCCGCGAAGGCCAGACATAGATTGATCTACACCTGAAACCTTTGTATACCAATCTCCTCCTCTTGTATCACCAACATGATTAACTCCTATTACTTTATAAGTCCAATCTTGATCGAGCTTTGAATAACTTTCCTGATTAGGTTGTATCTCAGCTTGTCGAATAATAGATTTATCAATCTTGACCAGCATACAATTTATTTTCTTATCATCTGGAATATTAAAAACCCTAATCAGGGGATTTAATAAACATGTAAAGTTAACACCATCTTGTGTCTGTTGTGGGACTCCTATTAAACCACCCTCACCGGGAGAAATAACAAGGGCGTTATCTAAGGCACTTGCGGAAACCGGATCTTGTGGCTTTGTTATGTAAGCATCTAAATCTATATAACTAGGCAATGTACCATTCTGCTGAGCGTACTTTCTTATATAGTAAGATGGTTTATCAAAAAATATTTTTGGTCTTACTAATTTTTTATCCTCAAGAGAATCAGACATATTCTCTTTTCTTAATTTAAAAGGTTGTCTGGCCCTTGCAGCCATATCAATAAGCATGCCTTTCTGTGTTTTTAAGAAACCTGTTGTTGCAACATAATTATCATATATAATTCCTTGAGCATCTATACACCTAAAAGTAACAATAGAATCTACTACATTCTGCCTATCCCATAAAGGCTGAAAAATTGGGGCCTCATAAATAAGACCAAAGACCCCATTCACATAACCAGCTTCCACTCTTACTATCATACCATTCTTTAAGATGATATTTTCTATATCAGGGGCAACATTATAAACAGAGATTTCAGAAAAGTTAGGAGTAACCCAACCATGTTTCTGAATATTAAATGTTACTCTTAATGCTTGCTCTTCATAATCACTATCAGAAAGAACATGCGCTGTATAAGTTTGATCCTCAGGGTTTTCACTATTTGGAACAAGTACACTTACCTTCCACTTTCTCCCATAAAGAGGAGCAATTGTTTCAATAGGCTTTGTAGATAAAACATCAGTCATTATCTTCCCACACTAAAACGAACTCATTCATGTTATCTTCTTTTGGATACTCACTTTTAGGGTAACTAACCTTACTAATAAGATAGGCTTTTCCTATGTTTAGATAATCATAAGGTCGTAATATATTTAAAGTTAAATTTCCCCCACCAGTAACTAAAGGAATTGAATCAACTAAAACTTCACCAGTTGCCATTCCTCTTATTGTCATTACCCAATAACCTGCAACAGGATTCCATCTTATTGCAAATTGGAACGTGGTGTTTACACCATTTATTTCCAATGTAATTTGGAAACTTTGATTGGGCTGATTCGTTAATATAATGGCTTGTCTATTCATTTTATAATCCTATTTGAACTGCCGCAGAGGTTTGGGATGCCCTATACTGTTCTAAAAAGATATCACCATTCTCTGGCAACATCTTGCCTTTGTTACTTTCCTTATTTGCATGCGGTATGGCAGATACAGTAAGTTCTGTAGCAACCCTCGCAATTAGTATTCTTTTTAAAGAAGCCGTACAGATCATTTTATTTGTACTCTTATAATCAACTGGAGATGATAAAGACTCTATTAACATATTATTATATGTTCCATATTTTGTATTAATAGATAAAGGCTGCCGGGAATCCTGCAATTCTTTTAAAGCTTTATATGCTGATATTGATTTTACCCCGTACTCAGTAAACTGATTAGTGACAACAGAATCCATAGAATCACTAACAATTATTTCTACTGTTACTTGCTCAGGAAGTTTATAAGCATGATCACTTATGTTAGCACTAGATTGTACAGGGTGATCTGTTATTCTTAAAGAAGAATTATGGTCCTCCCTTACAAACCCATCAAAAAATAAAGCAACAGTTTTTTCTTGCTGAGAAGTTGTTCCTACTAAATTAGTGCCTACTGCAGCAATCTTTACTTTACCTGAAATGTTTGTTCCAACTTTACTCAGCAACGAAGTTCTGGTAGATTCATTTAAGGATATCGGGGGTTCCCATTGAGAAGGTCTGTATGCTTTTTCAGAAGTCCCTACCTCGATGGGTCTATTCTTCTTTATAGTAAACGCCCTCCAACTGACTAAGCTTTTCCCAATCATGTACCCGGTTGATAATGTATTTAGAAAACTTGTAGGCATTTTAAACCTCTTTATCCCATTATGAGTTTTGCACTTCTGTTTTTCTCTGCTATAATGACAGCGTCTATTGCTGCCCTTTTGGTAATTTCATAAAGTTTGGAAGAGTCCGTGATAGTGGATGTTATATGTATTGCGATGTTATTCTCAACATTTTTAGAATCACCACTATACTCAGGGTTTAGTGGCATCTTTCTTCTAACTCTAACACCTTCTTCTGAGTTATCATACTCATCTTCACTATATTCAGGGATTGGCATCTTTCTTCTAACTACATTCCCCCTTGCTGAATTTATATAATCTTGAGCTTGTCCTACTTCCTCAAAACCTTTAAAAACTTCCTTATAATGCTTGTATAATAAAAAGGGAGGCATTTTTGACATCCAACTTTTATAACCTTCCCACCAACTTGCTCCCTCTCTATCATCCCCATAAAGGTCTGGTATATTCTTTCTAATTACACCCAAAGCTTCTGGAGTATATTCTCTTTTCATATATCTTTGAAGACCTTCTACATACTCAGAGGAAGCATCTACACCTGTAATTGCTCTAACATACTCTTGAATACTTTTCCCAGATTCTGTCTGCATGTTTAAAATTTCTTGGGCTATGGCTCTTTCTTCTTCACTTTTGCTTGATAAACCCTTTCTGACTAAATTGGCCTTTTCAGTTCCCAACATACTGGCAATGACAATTGATTGCCAATCTTGTCCATACTCGCTCTGTAAATCAGAAACTTTAGATGTAGAAAGGCCCGCACGCACCATTCTTTTTTGAAATTCTTCTTCGCTCTTTATCTCAACAGGAATCCCACCAAGGGTCATTCGAGCCTGCCTTCTTGCTGACATATTGGCATCCTGTTCATCTCTCACCTCTTGCAGTAATCTCAATTCTTGTTGTACATGTTCTAAAACTCCCAATCCTGATTCGTGTTTTCTACCTTTTACTGCTGTCCAGAAATGATCCCATAAAGTAATGGATGTTATAATTACTCCATTAATTCCAAAAGCGATCAGATCCATAAGCTCCCATAATGGTTCCAATACTTTAGAGGATTGCCTCCCTTCCATCCTTGCCATAAAGTCATCAATAAGAAGTAAAGTGGAAGCTATTGCTGCAAATCCTACAACCAATGGGGACCCTGCAGCAAATACTAAAAGAGCTCCTGAAAGAATCATTATTTGTTTAGATATATCTGGCAATCTTTCCCACACATAACTAAAACCATCTTTCAACAGCTTTAAAAAGGCTGTTCCATTCTCTACTAACTGCCATACAAACTTGATTAAAGATTTAGTTATTTCTAAGGGAACGTCCAAAAGATCTGCAATTTTCACAGTCCATTCAGGAAGTTTTTCTATGACCCTATCAGAAAATTTAAGGACTTTTTCATAGAATTCTGCAAAGTCCCCTTTGTTTATTTTTAGCAGGTGATAGGCAATATGCTCAAGAGCCAATCCCCCTATCACTTTCAGTCTATCAAATAAAAATAGCAAGTCCCTGAAATTCTCTAACAGCTCTGCTGATTCTGCTGGTGGTTTTAATTTGTTTATTACTTCTACAAGTTCAAAATAGTGTTGTTTTAATTCTGGATTCCAAGCTATTTCTGATAAACTATGCCCAAGAGCATCTGTGGCAATTTGGAAAGATTTTGCAGCATCCTTAGACATGAACATTCTTTGAGCCAACAATTCGTACTGAAGATCTGCTTCAGCAACCTTCTTTATTGTTCCAAGAATTGCAGTATCCACAACTGCTAGCATGCCTACTGCTGCTAATGCCCCCGCATTGCTCATCTTTGTTATTATCTCAGCATGTCTATTAGCAATATTTTCTATTTCTTGCATAATAGCTTTTGCTTTAAGCAAGGAAGGATCGTCTATAGTTACGCCAAGTTTAATTAAGTAACTTTTTAAAATCTGATCCATTGCCATAATTAAAACCTTTCATTTA